CGCCGACCCCGGGGGTCCACTCGCGGTTCTCGGATTTGTCCCTTCAGTCCAGACATTATACCCTCTTAAAGTGCATCCGATTGAGGATGGAAACAGTCGCCCCACCTGATTCGTAGGCCCATGTCTTCCCGGCCGTGCCCTGCTCGATCACTGGCACGAACGTGTTCTGGGCGATACGCTGTCGGATCGGGATGTTCCGACCGGCCTTGAGAGTCTTCTGGAGTCGGGGAGAAGTATTGGCATCAGCGGCAGCGTCGGCGGCTTCGGGCGTATCACCGCTAAAGAGTTTAAACAGCACGTCGTTGCCACCGGCGTCCGTGATGAAGGTGAGTTCGTCTACCCGGGCACTGGCGAGCATACTGCCCGGCTGGATCGGGGCGAACCGAATCCGGCTTGTGATCGCGGTCCCGTCGTCGCTCTTGCCGTCTGGGTCGAAGAAGCGAAGATAGCCGTCGTAACCGCCCACAAGCACGGCCCGATCCGCCGGGTCATCCGCGTTGTAGAGTTTCACAGCGGTCGGCCCGTGGGCTGCCGGGTATTGATCCTTCCAGAAGGAATCCGTCCGCTCATCCCAGAAGTAGTGCTCCGAGGCAGTCGCGGGCTGAGACTCCGGTGAGATGAAGATATGGACGCCTTGCCACTCCCGGTCATAAATGAGGGCGACCTTGTTCCGCAACAAGTCTACGGTCGAAAACGTACGGTCGAGGCGGTTCTTGGACACCAGTTCGGGCGAGCCGCCGTTTGGGGACAGCCGATACAGCCCGTTGCCCCCGAAGAAGTAGAAGGTGCCGCCGGGATCGAACGTCCACGCATCCGGGCCGACAATGCCAATCTGACGACTGATGTTGTCGATGGCACCGCCCGCTGCGGGATCGCCCCGCATCAGCCATAGGGTGCTGGCCCCGCCCATAATCATCACGTCGTCTTGGAACGGGGCGAGGGCTGTCACCACATCACCGAGTTCCCCCGCGTTGCTGTTGTTACCCGCGATAGCTTGGATCGGCGTCGTGGTTGAGGGAGTGTAGTCCCAGTCGAAGGGGTCCCCGGCCTTGGACATAAACCAGTTTTGCGGCTCCTCTTGCAGCCCGGACATCACGACTCGCCCTCGGTATAGAGCGATGATGCTGCACGCTTTCGTGCTATCAACAGACCCCTCTGGAAGTGACCCGGCTGTCACATCCGTCGCCCAGTCTTTCACTTCATCCGCGTCGAGGTCGAGGTACTGGTAATTGTCCGTTATGCCATCACACAAAAAGACATTCTGGAACGCGGACTGCACTCCCACCCGCCCAGATGCCTTCATGGCATCCGAACCGTTTGACGGCAACTGCAAGCCGTCAGTCTTCGTGCCCGCTTTGACCGCCCCCCCGGACACCGCCACCAACGACGTAGTACGAAGGGTAGCAGGTGCCGTCCCGGTGAGGACTTCAAAGTCTTGGACGTACGGCCCCTCGACGCCTCCGGCCCACGTCGAAGCGTAGAAGCCGACCCCGACTTTCCCGGAATAGTTCGTGTCGTCAAACGACCCGACTAGCCCGCCGTCCACATAAAACCGGAACGTATCCCCGTTTACTCGTACTTCAATGGTACGCTCCGTCGCTCGCGTGAAGGTGTGGTCTCCGAGCGTCGTTATGGACCCATCGCCGGGAAAAACGTCGCGGAAGTGACGGCACGATAAATCCCCTGACGCGGATTCCAGCCCACGGTGTATTCCGACAGCGATCCATTCCGAGAGCGCCGAGTCGCTCGCCACAGCACTTTCATCCGCCCGGACAACCAAGGCAACGCCGCCGCTGGTTGCGGTCAAGGAATAATACGGCACGATGATCGTCGCCCGGACGACATATGCTTCGCCGAGAGCGAGCGTTCGGTTGAGGAACATGGCCCGCCCCGTCAAAACATCTTGTGGGTCCCCCCGAGCGTAGTCTTCCCCGGTCGTAGCAAACGTCTCAATCTCAGTCTCTAACGATCCGCCCGCCGTCTTCTCAGCCCCGCTGCCCGTCCGGGTGTACTCACGCCATTCCGCGTCCTCATCTTGGAGACTTTCTCCGACTGTCAGCGTCGAGAAGTCTTTGTAGTACAGCCGCTCATCCGCGACCACAGAATCCGGGTCGAACGCCTCAACCACTTCTTCCATGGCCTGCACCGCGTTCGAGCCGTTTACTTGGTCCTCGAAGTATTTAGACAAACCCGTTCGCTGCCCGCCCCGCAGCCGCTTTTCGAGCGTGTCAAAAGGCCGGACGTTTAAACAGTCCAACGTCGTACCTTCAGGCGTCCGGCCGTACGCTGCATTTTCATTCAGTCCGTTGACGGGCCACGGGATGTCAACAAGTGATTTCGCAGGCATAATGGGTCCTTGTGTTCAAAAACCGCTCGACCCCCGGTAGGGGGCCGGACGGTATGGTTCATCGTAGGGCGTTGCCGCTGGCGTCCTCCCCGTTGTAGCTGACGAGCGTGCTGCGGTAGCTGACTTCGACCGCGTGGATCAGGACTTCTTCGCCGTCGGTGTCGTTCAGCCCGTTGGTGACGAGTTGGAAGTTCACCACGTTGTCGCGGACGAGCGAGTTGCCGGACAGGTCGAACTCGATCCACTGCTCGGTCGTGCTGAGCACGGTGCCGGGGGCCGTGGGGTCAAGGTCACTGCCGAGGGCCGACCCCGCCGTCTTGACGTAGACCTCGCTGTCGAGTTCCACGTCGTCATCAGTAGACTGCGTAAGCTGGCTGGCCAGTACCCGGACCTTCAGCTTGTCTACGGCCTCGTCATAGTCGCGAGGGACCGGGAACGTCACGTGGCCGATATCGTCAGTGCCATCGTCCACCTTGATGACCCGGGCGTTCGTCTCATCGGCTGCGATGTACGCACCGCTGAGCGTGGCCACGGCGGCACCGGCTTCGGAACCGTCGTAGTTGATGGCCGTGTTCAGATCGACCGCTGCCAGAGGCACGATCAGGTCACGCCAAAAGCCGCCATCGACTTCGTTGTCGCCGGTGACGATCTGCTTGAGGCCGTAGAGGAAGTTGTTCAGAGAGAGTTTCATCGACTGCTCCTTGCTTGGGGACTCGGAGAGTCCTCGGGTTAAGTGTTGACCGATACACTCGGTCGTTGGTAAACATATTTGCGGAAGAACTTGATCGGGGAGCCAGCCGGGGACGACGGATTGCCGAAGTACCCGAGCCGCTTGGGAGCCGCCATGGCGTCTACCCGGTAGCTGTTGGGGAGACAGGAGTTCGTGTAATAATCCCAGTCTGCCCCGGGCACACCCTCGACATCCTTCTCCGCCACTGCGAGACATGCCGCCTTCACCGTTTCGTCGTGAACGAATGGCAAGGGCGGAACCTCGTCCATATCGACCATCCGGTCGAAGTGCAAGTGGTAAGGGAACTCTACTGTCATCACTTCGTCCGGCTGTGGGTAAGCCATAAGCTCCCACCGCCGCCGGGGCGTCCCCGTGGCCATCGGCCGGATCGCCAGCAGGTAGGGGTCGCCGGTTTCGTCTGTGATGTTCTCCCGCCACTTACGGATCACCGCTTCATCGGTCCAGTTGAGACTGACCCCTTGGTTCGTGTCCGACTCGTATGTCGGCACGCCTACAACTTGCCCACCGAAGGATCGCGGGAGCGTGTAGTTACCATCAGCCGTGAGACTCCACGTGACGCCGGAGACCCCGGCTGCCGTGGCATCGCCCGCGACCTTGATTTGCGTGGCAGAGAGGTAGTCTGTGATGGTAAACGTGTCCACGCCCGTGAGCACGATGGACTTTTCTTCCATGGAGTCGTAGAACGAATCCGACTCCGCCTGCAACGTCGTCTTATCCGTCAGCGGATCGTACCCGAGCGAGGAGACTTTGTTGTCGTCGTCGGTCGCCACGGTACCCCAGATCACGACCGAAGCCGTGGGCCGGGTGAACCGCCAGCCGTTCAGGGCCGGGGCGTCGTTCAGGATCATCCGGATGGCGTTGTTGACGTGCCGCTTGCACTCAGCCAAGTCATGGGCATCCACTGGCACCTGTACCACTTCGTCGCCGTCGTCCCCGTAGAAGGCGACACCGATGCGACGGGCGACCTCGATGATGAGGTCTTGGAACGTCAAGACACTGGTAGGTTCGCTGCTCATGCCGACCTCGTTTAAACGCCAAAGGCCCCCGCCCCGGATGGGACGGGGGCGACGTGGTTCTCGTGCCCCGGGCTACGTCACGGGTGTTCACCCGGATAGGAAGGTCCCGGGACTACGTATCAGGATCGCTCCTGAAACGCGAATCGGACCCGACGGACATCCACCTGTTCGGCGGCACCCGTGCCGGTCTTGATACCGATGACGGCGCAGTAGTCGTGCGACTGGTCGATGGTGCTGTCCACCGTGTCTTCCGTGACCTTGATGCCATCCACGAAATACTGGAGTTTGTCCCGGCCGTCGAAGCGAATACCGAGCTTGAACTCGGCACCGTCCGTCAGCGAGGCCCGGTTGTCCGACGCGATGGCCGTGGCGTTGGTGACATCCGTGGCAGGGTTCGCCGCCGTGCCCGCATCTTTCTTCAGAATCAGGTCGTAGGCGTCAACGTCGCCGTTATCGCGGATGAAACCGAGGACCGACTCGGCGACGACAGCGTTGGACGCCGCGTTGTCCGAGATCACGTCCCGGGCCGTGGCGGTCGTACCGTCCACGGCGTCCTCCTCAGCCAGACCGACGAAGACACCGTAGTCCTCGCTCACATCGGGCTGGGCCACGATGGCCTCGAACCAGAGCTTCTGGCCGCTGTTCTTGACGATCCGGCCGAACGGCTGCGAGTAGAGGGCGGCAGCGTCGTTGTCGTCGCCGTCCGTCTCAATCCGCAGGGCACCGCCCCGCTTCCCGGCCACCTGCGTCAGCACGGTGTCGGTGTCGGCGTCAATCTTCAGGGCGCCTGCCCCGAAGGCCGTCTGGTTCACGTCGAGGGCCGCAGCCAGCGTGCCAGTTGGGGCACCCTGAAACTGTACGTCGGCGTAGAAACCGAGGCCCAGATCGTTGAGCAGCGTCTTCGGGCAATCCGCCCAGATGCTCGGACTCGGCTGGCCGGTCTCACCGGCTTGGGAAAAGTTGACTTCTGCGGGCATATTGATTCTCCTTGAATCAGGGTTCCTCCGTGAGTTACCGCCTCACGCGAGGGACCCCGGGTGGTTACCGCCTACCCGGGGCCACGGTTCAGATCACGACCATCACTGGCCGGGGATCGCTTTGTGAAGCACGAAGCCCGCCGTCCGGCGGTTCGTGACGAGGTTCTGGTGGCTGCCGTCGAGGAAGACGGTGAAGGTGGTGTGCTGGCCACGGTCCACCATCGGCTCGCCTTCTTCCATCCAATACCCGTCCTGCACGATGGGCTGGAACTTGCTCCAGTCGATGCAGTAGATCGGGTCCGGCGAGAACTCAGCCGAGGCACCGTCCGTCACGGTCACGCCGTCGAGTTGCGGGATGTAGACCACGGGCATCCGGTTGAAGAACACGGTGCCGTCGTGGTTGTGCAGCATCTTGCCCGCGAGGTCCTTGGGGCCGTTGTTGTCGTCCCGCTTGTCACCGAGGTCCTCAAGCTCCGTCACGATGTTATCGTTGGCGTAGAGCCTGATGGGCGAACCCACGGCGTCATTGCCCGGCTTCGGCACGAACGCGGCCGGACGGAAGCGGGTGCGACGTACCGCCGAGCGGAGCTTGCGAAGCAAGCCGTTGTCCACACGGGTGTAGAGGTCGGCGTAGTTCCGCCACTTGTTCTCCGTGGCCCCGTCGATGCCCGCACAGATCGTGCCGGTCGTTCCGCCCTGGTAGCGAATGGTCTTGCCGTGGAAACCGCCGGTGGTGCTGCCGTTGTCGAGGTAGTTGATGTAGTACGGAACGCCGTACGGGTACAGCTTGTCCGTCGCCGAGGTCGGCGTGAGCCAGCCCCGCTCCTCGATCAGTTCCGCGAGGTCCCACATTCGCTCGGTGCGGCGGGACTCCAGCAGGTTGATGAACCCCTTGGTGGAGTTCTTGTTCCGGAGCACGTCCAGAACGTCCCACGAGTAGTCCGTGCCGATCTGGGTCCACGGCACGTCGATCTCGTGCTGGTTCTGGTCCACGACCGGGTTGTCCGTATCGTAGAGACGGCGATACTTGGCCCGACCGTTACGGTCGAGGATCACGTTCCGCTGGATGGATGTGCCACCGTCGACCCGGCGACGGTGCTTCTGGTAGATGTTGCAGAACTCGTAGTTCTGAGAGTCCCACATGACCTCGAACTGGCCCTTGGGCAAGTCTTTCAAAGTCGTGGAAATCAGGTCAGCGAGAGCAGCGTTGTCAACGCCCATAATGGGTTCCTTTGTATGTGCGGCAAGTCAGGGTGCGATCAGGAGAAGACCTTCTTCAACCGCTGGGCCGTCCGGGTCTCCAAGTCCTCGCGGCTCTTGGGGGTGCCCTTCGGCTGCACACCGTCACGCCCGCGATTCGAGGGGCGGCTGGTGATGCTACGGCTGCGTTTCTTGGCCTGCTTCTTGATGCCGTTCCTGACGGCCTGTTCCTTGAACTCCGTGGAGACCGTATCGTGGGCCAGTTCCAACGCCTCGTGGACGCCGAGATTCCGACCTTGAAACTTCGCCCCGGCAATCAGGGCATCAGCGGTCTCCAGCACTTTGTTGCGACGGCCCCATTGCTCCTCAGTGAGCGTCTGGCCGTTGCTGCCGTCCCCGTACAGTTCGCGGTACGGCTTGAGGGACTCGTCTCCGAAGAACCCCTCGATCTCACGCACGAGTGCCTGCTGCTCATTCTGCTGAGACTGCTGCACCCCCTGCTCCAACTGGGGCAGGATTGCGTTGATCGCCTTGATCGTTGCGTTGACGGGGGAGACGATCTGGTCGATCAACTCATCCTCGCCGTACTTCTCCTTCAAGGCGTCGGCGTCCACCGGCTTTAAAGCATTAGGCACTCCGGCCTGCTGCTCTTGCTGGTTTTCGCGTTGGGCGTTCGGATCGCCCTGCTGCGGCTGCTGCGGCTGCTGCGGCTGCTGCTCGCGGGCCTTCCGGCCAGCGTCCGCCCACTGCTGCAACTCGGCGTTGCGGTTGGTGTGAATCTTCTGAGCAGTGTCGAGGAACTTGTCCCCGAGGACTTTGAGATTCTGGTCGATCTCATCATCGGACCAACCGTACGCCTTCAAGGAACGCCGCTGTGAATCAGGAAGGGTAGGAGCGTCGGGGTCGGTCTCGACCTCATCGGCTGCTGCTTCCTCGGCATCCTCGTCTTCTTCACCGCCGCCCTCGGAGCCGTCTTCCAACTCCTCGGCGTCGTGGTCGTCGCCGCCCTCCGATTCCTCGTCCTCGACTTCTTCGTCGGCGGAGTCGGGATCGTCGGGCTGCCCGTTTTCTTGTTCGAGGTCGTCGACCCCCTCCGGCAAGTCGTCACTGAAGACTTTGCTGAGGTTCTCG